AGCTCGCTGGTAATCTTGTCGGGGGCAACGAACTCAACAGTGGTGTGGTCAAAGCGGCGCTTCAGAAACGTGGCTTCGGAAATGTTGATAAACTCCACGTTGTTGACCCTGGGGTCAGACTTGTCCGCGTTGGTATACTCGACCCCAAGGACGTACAGAGCTGCTGCGATGGTTGTTTGGTTCATAAACGTGCAGCGCGAGCTGACAGAGCCACAATTGTCGTCACCATAAAGAATCACTGCAACGTCGTCCTCAAAGTCGGCCAAACAATGGTCAAACTCAGCGGTCGGCCTAGAGTTGATAGCGGTGAGGTAATACTCCCTGTCGGTCTTGACCTTCGAGTCGTCATGAAGCGCGGCGTGGTAAGACTCGTTAATGTAACGAGAAATGCCAAGAGCTGGGTGGTTAAGCACGTAAGCCGCACGCATCATGATGGAATTCCCAATGCAGTTGATAATGACCGTCAAAGGGTTACCTGAGGGGTTCATGGACGTCATGAACAAGGTGCTGTCGACCAGAATCAGGGGGTTCATCAGGTCGTTGAGTATGCCACACAAAATCTTCTTGTCGTCAATGGACAGCAGCTGCGGGTGGACGACATTCCAGATGACAGTGCAAACGGCATGAAGTACCGTGCCCGTAATGACTTTCTTGTCAAAGGCCTTGAAGTCGCCTGCGAAGATCCGATCGGACCTGTCACCGTCTTTGTGGTCCACAAGGTAACGACGAATGGAATCCCACTGGACAGACTGGGCCGAAATCCCCACGGCCAGCTCGCTGACACCACGGTTGCGCTGCAGGTAGGAAGCGAAGGTCAAAAGATACTGTCGCACAAGCACAGTGAAAGAGACCTGGGACATACAAATAGTCCTGATCTTGTCGAGTGCCATCTTTTCAGGGCTCACGACTTCATCCTTCAACGCTCCCGCGAAGATCGGGCCTGCCCTCATGCCCTTCTTGTACACAGCAATCATCTCATCAATCTCGTCGTACACCTCGTCAATGAACTTGTAACAGATTTGTCCAGTCTGCTCATGGATCTCACCAGTGTTGACCAACAGGAGACTCTTAGGACCAGGGTTCCCCATGCCAGCAGAAGAGGCCATTGCCATGACGTGCTCAAAAGCGCGTCCAGTGCCGTTGACAGCCTCCTGGCGAGTAAGCACCCTGTAATCCATGTCCCTGAGCATGATCTTGGCCTGATAGTGTTCCGCACATGAGCGGACGAGAGGTCCAGGAAAACACTGGTCTGTGTCACAAATGTCCCTAACAAACACGGCGTTGGGTCCCCACTTGTTCTTGAGCCGAGGCACACACTTGGT